TTCTTTTTTTATAATTTCTTTTAACTCCGCTCTTATTTCATTGAGTGGTTTTTTTCCTGAAACGTATTGGTACCAATACTGTGATAAAGGAAAAACCTCAGACACAAAATAGTTGTCCTTTTTTAATTTTGTAACACCATCATCACCTATCTTTTTAGGTTTGTAAAGTGAACCCATTCCAGCCAAATATTGATTTGGCTCTAAAAGTTGATCGAAGGTTATGTTATTAACATATCTATATTTTGAAGCCATATTATACCTTTATACTATTCTACCATTTTGACCGGGGATGTATTGTAAATCATCTGTAGTTATTTCAAATGTATCTAGAACATACTGACCACTCGGCACTTGAGGATACATGGCTGCTAACTCTGCTAACTCATTCGGTATAGGTGCGTCAGGGACAAAACCATCAGGAGTTTCGGTTCCTGGTATTACCACAGGTATAGGTTCACTAGGAACAGCGTTATTTATTTCTGGTGAGTAGCCCGTGTCTTCTGAAGCATCTATATCAGTTTTAATATTTCCAGAAGTTGTGTCGCCACCCTGTGCATCGTTTACTGAAGAAGGCATTGGCTCTTCAATTTGATCTGGGGTTTGTACTGCTGTTTCTGCAAGTACCGTGCTTCTAGCAGAAATCTTAACATCATTACTGTCTTCTGAAATTTCATATGAGGCAGTTATTTCTGCTGATCTTGTATTTACAAAAAGAGGCAATGCTTCTGAGATGCTTCCACCAATAGAGTTAACTGGGCGCAAACCTGAAGCAACTCCACTATTCAAATCAATTCTGGAACCATCAAAAGCTATTCTACCATTTGCTTTAAAATACATATTTCCACCAGCAGTAACCTTAAGGTTGTTTGCTACGTTCACGTTAGCATTACTATGTACATTAATGGTTGCATCGCCATTAACTTGAATGTCTAGTGTATTGTTGATCTTTAGAGTATGAGCACCGTCAACCTTTACATGGAGATTGCCCACTACATGGACATATCCGTTGCGCTCCATTATAACATAGTTATCACCAACAATAAAGTTGACTTGTGTACCATTATGATCTATTTCAGTATAGGTGCCTTTGGTATGATATAAATGCACGCGCTCTTTACCTGGAGTGTCATCAAACTCCATAACATGACCAGATTCACTTTGCCATACGTTATTGAAAGGATACTGTGCGTTATAAGGAACTGGGGATTGATTCCATGATCCCTTTCCGTTTGCTTTCATTACTCCAAGATGGCGTGTTGCTTCCTTCATTGGAACAATAGTTTTTGCAATGTCCTCGTGTCTTGCTAATCTGTTTGTATCGGGTTCTTTTAAATGAGACTTGAGAGGATATTTGTTGTTAGGGTCTTTGAACCCAACTCGCCTATTCGTAAATTCAAACAGTTCTTCATAGAACCCAAACTGTGCAGCCCAATTAAGAGCAATTTGTTGGTTCTGTGCATCTTGTGCTGGAGTAGTATTTGATTGTATACTTTTTGCTTGTTTGTCTACATTAGCAGGCGTGTTGGTTTGATTTGTTCCTGCAAAATTAGTGTTTACAGGTGTTTCTCCTGTAACTGCTTTATAACCTTCTTGATAGTATTTTGCTGCTGTTACTCCGTTTGCATCTGACTTAATAACACCATTATAATACTGTTTTGATCCCCCTGGACCAAGAAGGTGAGCAGTAGCAACATAACCACCCTTTTCTGCATCGTTCATTGAGTCTAGTGGTATGCCAATACGTTTCATTGTCTTGTAGTTGGCATCTACTTGGTCGCTCATTACTTGTTCTTGAACGCCAGGATTGTTTAGGAAATCTTCCTTACTAGTAACTCCATTCTTTCCAGTCCAATTAGAAGGATTATCTAATCCTCTGTTAGTAGTGCCTGGTTTTACATAGCCACGATCAATAAGAGCCATTGCACCAAATTGGTATTTACCAATATAGTTAAGTTGATTGACTGCTTTGTAATTATTAGTAGACTCTAGTACACCTAGCCTTGCAATAACTTTTTTCTTCCAATCAGGATCAGAAGGAGGAGGTTCTGTGGCTGGTGGTTCTGTTGTTTCTGGTTCTGGCTCTTCAACAGTACCTTCATTTGGGTCAGTTGTAGAAGGATTACTAGGATTAGGTTGCGTTGGTGATGGAGCGGTAGATGAACTTCCACCATCAGTAATATTGAAGTTTTCAATAAATCCTATGTTATCAGGGATACCACCAAGAGTTCCTGTTACATAAGGATGTTGCTGATCTGGGTCAATATACTGTACTGTTACCCAAGTTCCTTCCACAACACCAACAGGAGCATGACCTATACCACTAATGGCTGCGCTAGTTGTTGGTTGTATCTTATACGCCCATGGTAAATCTTCTGTCTTTAGGATAGTCTTATCCCAGGTATGCATCCCGAGAATACGAACACGAACACGACCTAATTTCAAAGGATCCATGCGGTCTTCGACGACACCAATATATAACTGCGGATTAGGAATGTTGTTCATTGACATATTGTAACAGTCTGTAAAATATTATTGATTTTAGTTGACACTATTCTGATATTATTGTTATAATACCGTGTAGCCTGATAATAAATCATACATTAGGTGTTGCGTTAATACTGTGTATCAATGATTCCTTAGTTAATTCAATATTACAGAAATGTGTCTCTCTTGTAATTGAATGATTTAAGGATGATATGATCCATCTTCCAGTAAGCATTTCATCAATGTCATAACTTTTTTCTGATGCTTCTCTGTTCTTGTATACAGTAAGATATATAGTCCTTCCTACAGTATAGTTTAGTCTACCAAATACCTTTATAGTTACAGTATGAGAAGATTGTTGTTGAAGAATAGATTGTCTTCTTACTGTATGTGTTATAGGTAAAACAGGGCTATCTTTAAAGGGAAATCTATGTATAACATTTAAGGTTAGTGCTGCTTCTGGTCTAAACTGTATTTCTTTATCAGAAAAAGGTAGATACGGATTTAGCCTTCTATAACCAGAAAGATCATCAACTGTAATCATATTTCTAAAATTGATCCTCTTTGTAAGCACGTCAGCATGGTATATACTAGCACCGTAGTATCCGTTCTGGACTCTGTCTAGATAATCAAGATATACGGGAACACTCCAATCTAAAACAGTTGAATAATCTTCTGCTAGATTGGGAGGCTCGTCTCCATCACGCGCCTTACTATGTTTAAACCAAAACCATACTTCTGGACTAGCATATAACGACTCTAGAGAAGCAAATATAAACCCTTCGTTGTTTTCAAAAAATACATAGTCTTGAAATCCATTTTTGTTAATAGCTCTGGATGTTAGGTAATATAAACTTTGTGCAGGAGTCCAATAGTTGCTTACAAAAATTTCATTGTTAGAAGTTGGTTCTGAAACTACATCTTTATAAGTGTTTAGGTGATCTTCATCTGTCATCAAAAAGTTGGAAAGAGCACCAATGTTTCCTTCATATTTTCTAGACTGTCTACAGTTTACATCCGTAAACATCTCAATCGAGCAGAAGCATAGTGTCAAAATATTATTCTTAATTGCAACAGGTTCTTGTCCCTCTATTTTATAGATGTGATATACATAGTGCTTCTTGATTTCAGGCATATCCCCAAAACCAGGGGTAACCATGTCAAGTATTAGAATTTCTTCGCCTATAAAAGGGAGCAATTCTTCAATAGCATTTGCATCAGCAAATGTAAGTTTTCCAGTGATAAAAGGAGACATGAGGTCTTCGTAAATCTCAAGATTTAGCATAACCTCCTTTAAGTTAATGCCCTTTCCTTTGTGATTAATCACTGTAGCATTTTGTACAAGAATGTCACCTGCTCTTACTTGCAGATTTTCAAAAGTTTCACTCACATCAATTCCTTAAAGTTGTCAACCACAATGTTCAATACCTGTGGAGATATAATACGAATATTTCTTTTGTTGTCATTGGCTTGTAGCTCTAAATCGTAAGCGTACACTGGAGAAATATCTGGCATAGCTCCAAAGTCAATTTGATAAAGTTTAGTATCTAAAGCAGAATTGTCATCTTTAAAAACAAATTTCTTAATTCTTCTTTTTATCGTCTCGTCATATAATTGCACAGATACCACGGGTCTTGAAGCAACTAAGCTACCTGTATTAGTATCCAAAATTCTCGTAGTCTCTCCTTCTCCGTCGTTAATATCCACGGAGAAGCCGTTCTCATCAACAAGATCAATAATAAGACTTCTTGCCGTTAACCCGTATTCTTCATCAAGGTAATCGGTTGGATATGTCTTTTCTATGTATGTTTCAAATTGAAATTGGTTTAAAGGTAAGTCGTTGATGTAGTCAAACCTATCATTTAGAAGCATTAACACCCAGTGATAATAAGGAGATCCATAAAACTTTTCAGAAACAACCTCAATGGTTTCTCCTTCTCGCATTGTATAGTAGTCAAAATAAGAAATGTTATCTAAAACTTCTTGCTTAAACCTAACATTTCTTACAATGTCAACCATACCCACAAATTCAGCAGGTTTGCCTCGCTGTGCATCTGATATTTGGTAAAGAGTGGTTGGGAAACTTTTAAAATAAATCATTTTAGAACCCTAATTCAATAGTCTCTTTCGTGTGTTGAATAATCTCTTGGAATTGTAGGCTAATATTAACAGCATTTGGAGCACCCCAAAATAACTCTTTAGCTGCCCAAAGACCGTCTGGTGTATAATTAACTGTCATGCTTTTTAATACGCAGGCTGCGGTTCTGTGTATCCAATAGTTTTCTGGAACATCAGTCCCTCCTTGGTTATCGTCTCCTACATGGAAAACAACTTCAAATTCATCAGGGAAAATCCAAGTATAACGACCTTCTGACTTATACTCTGGATGCATATGAAATTTAAGTTTGTTTATTATGCTACGAAGTATAATTTGCTCGTACGGAGTCTTAGGATAAAACTTGTAATCCAAACTAAACTGCCTAAATGCCATTCCTTGGAACTGTAGTTCTTTCTTTGGGTTGTACGCTATACCCGTAGCAGCACTTATCGCACCACTTCCTAAAGCATTTTGTGTCCCCAAAGATAATGCGTTTGCAGCATCCAAAACCTCTGAATTGGCAAACGCTTCTTTTATTTTGTTTTGTGTTACTTGTCCGCCTATTCTTAACGCAGCATTTAAAATGGCGGTGTCAGTTTCAGACCAACTAGCTGTATAATTAGTTGATAGCTGATTTGGCATTGGTAACGATATAGCAGTAGAAATGCGTTGAGTGGTACTAGAACCGTTAGAAGTAAGAAAAGGCAACCCCGCGAAAGCGCCTGCCGCAGCACCTTTTGCAGCATCGCCAGCAACTTTACCAGCTGCAGCAGCGATATTTGCTGCAGATCCATTTCCAGATAAAAATTGTCCAAGAACATTAGAACCTTGAGCTGCAACCGAGGGTATTGCGGCTATTAGTGCACCGCCAGCA